CTGCCATATTCTATGTATGTTAATAAATATTAAAAGAATATGTTTTTACTTGTATTTAGGGGAAAGTGAATTGAATGCTTTTGTATTTACTTGACCTGAAGAATCTACTAGGGTAGATGAGTTAGGAGATGTATTTGGTTTATTTGCTTTATTTACAGCATCAAAATGTTCTTTGAGTTTAGATATAGTAAATCTTCTTAACCATATAGGCATATTATATACTTCACTCCAAGTATAACCTCCTCCACCATGAAATACTACTTCATGAACTTCAGTTAAACTATTAATCCTATATTGGGGTGCAGTTTTAGAGGTCAGGCCAAAAAAAGTTAAGTCCAATGGGAAGTCTAACTTTCGATTCAATCCGTTCGTGAAAAAAAGTTAGGTCAACATCAGGTTGAACTTCATTAATATGATTTCTAAGTGCTCGGGCATCTTGAGCTAATAAATAGTTTTCAACAAATTGCCTAATATCTTTTTTTTCTGTACTACCATTTACAGATAGAATCATATGTTTAAGTCTAGTAGTAAGATCTGGGGAATTATCGGAGTTGAGTTTTTTAAGACCTTTTAACTCCTGAGCAATGCGAACCTCATCACCATGAGTTAAGAATTTGAATTGAATATCTATCCCACTAGTGGGTAAAGTAAAATCAAAACAATTCTCTCCAGAAGTATAGTTTGCAGGATCAATTTCCCTATTTTCTAAAGAAGTTAAATCTACTATTTGTTCTTCTCCTTGATAAGTAAATTTATAATCTTTCCCATACCCTAAAATACGAGATGCTACCATAATAGCATTTTTATCACCAATTAATAAATCATTATAATTAATATCAGATACAATTAAAGATTTCATTAATTTATCTAATACAGTACCATCATTAATATAATTAGCATTAGTAAGAATATCTTCTTCTTTTGCTGTCATATATTTAATTTCTACTTTTCCGGATGATAAAGGATTATCGGATGAGTATATTAAACCTTGAGAAGGTAAAGTAACTGTTTCTGTTGGTAATTTAAATTCCATAAACTTATTTTAATAACTGTTCTAGTATAAATATGAATATAAAAAAGAGCTTAACCGAAGCCAAGCTCTCTTTATAAGAATATTTATTTTCTTTTAGAAATTCAAGATACAGTAATCTGGTTGTACTTCCATTGTTATATTAACTGCAGCATCTGCATCATCCCAACCATATTCACCAAAGTTAGCAGATGTGATTAAAGCACCTTTCATAATCCATTCTGATACTACATCACCTACAGGACCTAATACGTTAAATGTTAAGTCTTTCTTATAGAAATCTGAATAACCATCTCTACCAGTAACTGATTCGTGGTGTAGACGTACCCATTCCATAGTTGCTTGAGCACCTGAAGGGGTAATTGGGTCAAATAATGTAAACTGAATTGGGTTCCATGTAGTTTTACCCTTAACAAAACGTTGTACGTTAATATGATTTAGGGCTACTGAACCTTGGGTTAAAGTTACAGCACTTACACCTTTTACAATGTATGCTGGGAATCCATCCATATACATAATGAACCTATTTGGTTGTTTTGGTTCAAATGCTGTAAAGAATATTTCGTTGGGATCTAATACTGCCATTTTTATTTATTTTGTTCTATTATAAATATTTAACTTTTAAACCTATTAACTAGGGAACGTAGCTCCTGTTGGTAATAAGTTAAAGTCTAAGATGATGAATTCAGCAGTTTTAGTTGGCTGTAAGTAAATAGCACCGATCATTTGATTTCTATCAATTACATCTGGGGTGTTATTTGAGTCATCCATTACTACTTTAAACGCATATAAACCTTGTCTTTGAACTACTGTTTCTAAGTAAGGGTTTACAATTGATAAGAAGTTATTTCTTGTAGCTGCTGTATTTTGTTCAAATACTAATGTTTGAGCAACTTGACCAATGTATGATTTTAATTGAATTAATAATCTTCTAACATTTACTCTATCTAAAGCACTAGCTTGACGTTGTAATGTTTTCTGACCGTATACTACTGTTCCTACACCTGGGAATGAAGCTATTGGGTTTACTTTATTCTGATATAAACTATCTCTGTTAGCTTGAGATAATTTTCTTTCTGGGCGAATTACTGTGGTTAAACCACCTCTATTAATACCCGCCGGAGCGAACCATGGTTCAGAGGAATTGTCGTTAAACGCGTATACTCCCGGAATCATTGCCGAAGCTGGTACCCATACTTGATCGCCCATATCTGGATCGATTGTTTGTAACCAAGGCCAGTAAGCAGCACCATATGATGAGTTTCTGGCATTAGCTTGTGTGTTTGCTGCTGTAATAGTAGAAGCATAAGGAACTAAATCCATAATGTAAATACTATCACCTCTCATTTGAGTATTGTTTAAAGCAGTAGTCATTTGAGAAGTTTGAGCTGTATCGATCAAACCTGGAGTTACTAGTAAATTAAATTGATAATCATCTTGATTAGATAATAGATTTAACATATTAGTGTAATCCGTACCTACTAAACCTTGAGTATCTGTAGAATTAATATCACCGTATAGATTCATTGTTCTACCTGATGGGATTACATTACCTACACCTCCCTTGAATGTACCAGCATATGAACCTGAACCTACTTGAGGCATAGATGCTGTAAATTCGTTTTTAGCATTACCCGCATTATCAAAATAATCAGGAGTTTTTTTATCAACTGATTTTACTCTAATATATCTAGAAGCATTAGCATAAGAACCAGTAACTTCAATATAATTTTCTGTAACATTATAATTATAATATTGATCACCTATTACTTTAGAAATGTAATTATCAGCTTTAGGATCTAATGATAAATTAGTCCAAGATTCTAAGACAATTTTATTATTGTCATTATCATTACCTTGTCTTACTAATAAATTAAAATTACCATCTGCTTGGGATGAATTAGCAATTTCCCATCTAATATTATCTGTTGAACCTGATACTAAAGATCCTGAACCACCTGTAATTAAGTTTACACCATTAGATGCTGAGTTGTTAAAGATAATACCTTTATCAATAGCTTCAAGAGTAAATGAATTACCACTACCTGAAGCAGCAATGGATGCTGAAGAAAAGGTCCAAGTTGAAGAACCTGATACTACACGTGTTACTAACATAGTATTACCTCCGTTTTGGAAGTAATTGTATGCTGAGATGTTAGTCATAAATGAATATTCATCACTACCGCTTTCAAATGTAGTACCAAATCTATTTTGGTAATCTGAGTATGAAGTTACTACTGTAGGTATTTCTACTGGGCCCTTTACTGTAGGACCAACAATAGCAGCACCTACTTGAACAGGTTGCTGCGTAATAAATGACTGGTCGTTTTCTCTTGCTAATACGCCAGGTGATACTAATGTTTCTGCCATTGCCTAGGAGGTTAATGTTTTGTTATAAATATTAGAAGAGAACTCAAAATTTAACTAGATTTTATAAATTCTCCAGTTTCTATATTGATAGAACCTTCACCATAATTGTCTTGTAATTGTTGAGCAAATTTAGTTTTACGTTGCTCAAATTGTTTAAGACTTTTTCCAATAGTGATTTTTTGTAGTTTTAATGATTGAATTTGATATTCAATTTGACCTAATTGAACCATATAATCGTTCTCTTGGGTTTGGATATCTATAATTTCCTTTTTTTCTTCTTCTGTTAAATAAATTTTATTCATATTATAAATATTATGTTACTTTTTATTAATTAATCTATTTTTAATTACTTTAAAGACTTGCATTGGTGTAATTGATTTTTGACAAATATGTTGCTTTTCAGTTCCTTTGTGGATAGGACACCAGTCCCAATCTCCAGCATCAAATACAAAATTACGATTTGTCCAACATGGAAAACAAGCATCATCATTCATTATACGTGTAACACGTGATGTAAATTCATGGTTTTTATCACTAAACCCATTAATCATAATTGTGTGTTTATTTAAGGCCCAATTTAACCATGATAAGCCTGAACCTAAACCTATAAATAGATCAGCATGGTGTAAATAATTAGCTACAACATCTAAAGGTTGATTGTAATGATTTACTACTCCATCTAATTTCCATTCTCCTTTAGTTAAAGATATAACTTTATACCCCTGTTGTTGAAGTAATTTACATAAAGTAACCCAATTCCCATAAACCCATTCTTTACATCCGGAAGTTGCATTTGGTCCTATTACTATGTATTTTTCTTTATATGGTCTTTTTCCTTTAGGGAAATCCAAACCATGATTTAATTCTTTTTCTTCTAATCCTAAAATATCACTAGAAGTAGCTTGCATTGGGATAGTATTACATTGACGGGGGTGCATATCAAAATTCTCCCATTTTTGATTATTATCTCTAAACCAACCTATTTTATAATGAGCAATACAACCTGTTGAATTGCCGGGTTCTAACCATTCTATATCTTTATAAGCTTCAAGATTTTTAAACCAATCATTATGGAACGTAGATAGAATAACTTTACACTTATGTTTTTTTGCAAATTCTACAGCATATGGAGTCCAACCAATAGTATCGCCTAAAGAATTAGAATCTAAAGATATTAATACACGTTGTCCTTCTAACTCTAATCTAGAGTGTTCTTTATTATTTATTTTAATTAACCAAGGAATATAATATTCTTTACTACAAGCTGTCCACATATTATTATTAATAGTTTGTTTGTGGATTACTTCATTAGTTT